GCGCGCAAGCGGATAACTGACACGTCAGTGCCGTTGAACCACTCTGCCCCACAGGACTCTCGAAAGAGACCCGTCCAAAAGGACTTAGAGGTGTTGACCTTGAAACCGAAGTTTCGAAGTCGCGCGACTGCGAGATCTGCCGTGCGTGCGGGGAGAATGATATCGTCCCCGTACACACTCACCCTGCCCGCCAGCTGGCGGACAGAGGGGTAACGACGACCAGCTCGACCCTTCTGAACTGATGCAGCAATGGCCAAAAACACCATTGTCTCAACAGGGAAGGTAAGAGCTGAGCCCATCGAGGCAAACTTGTTGATGTGGCGAACCACACCACGCACGTTTGCTGACCGACTACGCGTTACATCCAAGTACTCGAGGATACTCGGCCAGGGCCTGAAAAGGAACTGAACGAGTGACCAAGAGAGACGATCAGACGCTTCACTCAGATCGAGTGTAGCAAGGAGACCAGTCAGAGAGCCCTCGCGGGCCATCTTCTGATTCCGGGTCTGATCCACGAACCCCATGAGTTCACGGAGTTCGGAGTTCTCAACAAGTTGTTGGAACTCTCGCTTGAGGGCCTGCTGAGCGTACTGTACGCTAGCAGGTTCCATAGCGATGATTCTTGGAGTAGACATCGTCTTCGGCACTGAGATGACCTTTACGGGAATCTCGGTCTCGATAGGCCGCAAGCACGCGTGGGGATCCGAAGTAAGATTACTCCGGTAGAACCACGATGGAAAGACGGATTCCATCCGTTCAGTCCAGTACTCAAAGTCCCACTTCTCTGCCGGCTTAAGCCGATCAGCAGTGGAGCCAGGGCCGTGCTTCGGAACAAGCTCCAAAGAATCGATTTTCTTCTCGATCTTTGATAGCATGTCCGAGAACAGGAAAGAGAACATCCGGTAAACATCCAGATGTTCCGGGTCTTGAAGTGAAAACTCCAGACCCTCCAGTTCTGCGTCTGTCTCCCAGTACTTGTCGAAGGCAGCCTGTTCCCTCTCGGGAGAGGTAGGCCTTTCGATTTTATGCGTCAGATAGCAAAACTGACGCACCGCCCAGATTGAATCTGGATCGGGAGTACTGAGTAGAACCCCATCAGGTGCGAAGATACGAGTGAGGAAACCCCGAAGAAATACGGGGAGCCCTCGGAGTCGCAAGAAACTTGTCGACTCTTGACTCGGCCAAAAGCCAGCTGCAAGACCTTTCTCAAGGGCCTTGGCTAGCTTTGGAAGGGTGATCGTCAGAAACGAATCACCCTCATCTTCATAGCGACGAGAGATGTAGCTAACATCTTTCGACACATCGACAGAGCATTGTAGTGCTGCATCATGCAACACTGCCAGGTGGAGGTTTAGTAGGCTTTTCATGATCCCCAATCAAGGGTGTGTCATCCAGCCTACAATGCCTAACCCCGTCGTGAAGCTACAAGGCCAAAGGCCGCCAGTGAGATGCTAATGAGCACCACAATGGCGATCATGACCATAGCTTCGAGACCACTCATCGCTCGCCCGCAATGATCTTCTTGAGATTTGCGTTCGAGCTGGCCGTAAGCCAGGCGATGAGTGCAAGCGCCTGCTTCTCGATCTCATCCGCCGTGAACCCCGTGGGGTACGCGACAGAGAAAGTCGAGGAGCCGTTGATACGTGCGTT